TCTAACTACGACAACACTTCTTTTGATGAGATTTTACGCAGTCGATACGACAGAGCATTGCCTACAATAGTAACTACCAACGAGATGCTGGAAAATTGGGGAGCCAAATACAGCAACGCGATGGCAAGTTTTGCTAACGAGGCATTTCAACGAGTTCGCTTAGTTAACAAAGACTTACGGAGGGCTAGAGCATGAAAGGCTCAAATTTGGATACTTGGAGAACCGTTCAGTTATTCCTCTCAACTACAGGGGTGTATGAAGTACAACTACGCCCTGGCGATACAACCGCGAGATGTAACTGCCCCTCTTACCAAGTTCGAAGCAAATGTAAACACACGACTTTTATTCAACAGCGTATGTTAGAAAATGACGGGCAATACGCTATTTTAGTTCCTGAAGATGTCCCCGAAGAAGAGACAGCAAAAGCATCAGAGTCTGCAGAAGCATTTAGAACCTTTATTTTAAAATATGCGAGAGTAGAAGTGTTGTGAGAAATGGTGACATTTCTAATGAAACACCTTCGCGTCTAATTGTTCTTGCAGAAGTTGTTGCACAAACAGAAGAAGTAAAAGAAAAGAAACTATTTAAATCTTCGACGTATCTTCGCATTAGTAATATAAATAAAGAAGCAGTTGCTCAATTATGGGTTTTAACTAATAAATATGGCTTATCTGTAGAACTTGCAGGAATTGAGGAAAGTGGTTTAGAAAAATCTGACTTAGACCACATTATGGACATTCTTGACAGGAGAGGAGGTAACCCGTTTAATTTTGCACAGATTTACATGACGACACAGGAGTTAGTTGATGACTTGCCCTATCGCGTAAATCTAAAAGGTGTGATAGACATTCCCCCTAGATTGGGAAGATATGGTTCTTGGGGTATTGAATTAAGTCGTTTATGAGAGGAGAATGAATTCGTGGCAGCAGATAATGAACACAGACTAGTAAGTAAAGTAATTCGGGACCGCGACATTCTCCCAGTCTTACAACGCGGAGTTACATTTGATTGGTTTTTAGATGACGACAATTCTCGCGTATGGAAATTTGTTGTAAAGCATTATGCAGAGTATTCAGAAGTTCCAACTGCGGTAACTGTTAAAGACCATTATCCAACATACAAAATTTTAGATGTTCAAGATTCACTTGAGTTCTTAGTTGACCAAGCAGTAACTTTTAGAAGAAAACTTCTTGTAAGACAGGGGTTAGAAAACTCTGTTCAAAAGTTAACAGAGAATGACCACGAAGGTGCGTTGGTTGCTATGGAAGCAGCCATTACTCGTGTTAACTCACAAGGTGTTCAAGGAACTAACGAACTTGATTTAACCAAAGATGCAGAAGCAAGATTTGCTGAGTATCAAGCACTAGCAAACCAAACAATGCTGGGAATTCCAACAGGCTTCGACAAAATTGACGAGGCAACTGCTGGATTACAGGGTGGGCAGTTAGTTACCATTATTGCTCCCCCTAAAACAGGTAAGTCACAAATAGCACTAGCAATAGCGATACACGTGCATCGTGACGGCAAAGTGCCAATGTTCCAGTCTTTTGAAATGACGAACAGAGAACAACAACAACGACACGACTCAATTCGTGCTCAAGTTTCTCATGGTCGTCTTCGTCGAGGAAAACTATTTCAAGATGAAGAGACTCGTTACATGGACATGTTGAAGGGCATGGACGGAATGAAGGAATCCTTCCATCTTGTTGATGCTGTAAACGGTTTAACAGTTGCTTCTTTATCTGCCAAAATTTCAAAGTTACAGCCAGACATTGTGTTTGTTGATGGTGTTTATCTCATGATGGATGAAATGACTGGTGAGATGAATACACCTCAATCTATTACTAACGTAACACGAGCATTGAAACGTCTTGCTCAACGTCACGATATTCCTGTTGTTGTAACAACGCAGACTTTGTTATGGAAGATGAAAGGTGGGAAAGTAACTGCAGACTCAATTGGTTATTCCTCTTCATTCTTCCAAGACTCAGATGTCATCCTTGGTTTAGAGCCAGTTCCAGATTACGATGATTTAAGAACTTTAAAAATTGTTGCTAGTCGTAACTGTGGTCCTAGCGAAACAAGTTTGACTTGGAAATGGGAAACGGGTTGTTTCCACGAAGAATCAAAGAACACATCCTGTTCTGTGTGTAAGAGAGGCTCAGTAATATGACAGTTGTAGATGTTGTTAAAGTTCTTGATAAATTAGGTGTCTTCATCATCAGAGAACGTGGTGATGAAATGCTTGCTCATTGTCCTGGTCATGAAACTAGGACTGGGCAAAAAGACGTTAACCCTTCTTGGTACATCAACCAAAGAACAGGTGCTCACATGTGTTTTTCTTGTGGGTTCAAAGGAAATCTTTTTTCTTTAGTTGGCGAAGTTCAAGGTTTTTATATTTCCGAGGACATCGATTACAGTGCAGTCAGTAAGTGGATTGCTCAAATTGAAAATATCACTCCACAAGAATTGGCTGCTCGTTTAAAAGAAGCACCCCAGTATGTAGCACCAAAGCAAGAACTACCTATGGACAATTCACGCTTGGCTTTGTTTACCGAGCCTCCAGCATGGGCTTTAGAATCACGAAAATTAACGGCAGAGGCGTGTCGTAAGTATGAAGTATTGTGGGCAAAAGAAGATACGTGGATACTTCCGATTAGAAACCCACATGACAACACATTGTGGGGTTGGCAAGAAAAAAGTGCTAAAGAACGTTTGTTTAGAAATCGCCCACTAGGTGTTACAAAATCTCGGACCTTGTTTGGTGCACACGAACTAACACCAGAGCAAGCAATTTTAGTTGAGTCTCCTCTTGATGCTGTGCGGGTTTCTTCTACAGGAGCAATAGGTGGTGTGGCTGCTTTTGGAGCACAAGTAAGTGAGTCTCAACTTAAGTTATTGCGTTACTCAGACATTGTGATTGTTGCTTTAGATAATCCTAAAGTAGATGCTGCTGGAAAAAAAGGATGCGAAGCCTTTTTACAAGGTGCTAAGAAACTAGGAATAACGGCTAGATTTTTTAACTATGGTTCCACAGGAATTAAAGATGTTGGGGACATGGACGACTCACAAATTACTTGGGGTATCGAGAATGCTATAGACATGATTTATGGGGAGAAGGCGTATCTCTAATGTTTACGGGCACTTTAAAACCTTACCAAGTTGAAGCCGTTGAACGTATGGCACAGCAGAAAAAAATGTTGGTTGCCTACGAAATGGGTTTAGGAAAAACCTGCATGACAATTGCAGCACTTGAAGAGTTACGAGAAAGAAAAGAACTTGTTCAACCTACCCTAGTAATTGTTTTAGCAAGCCTTAAGTATCAATGGGAGGCTGAGATAACTAAGTTTTCAAATGCTTCAGTTACAGTCGTTGATGGTTCAAAGACAGTAAGAACTAAGCAATACATAGATGGAACTTACACAGACTACATAGTGACTAATTATGAGTCTATTGTTAATGACTGGGATTTACTAAAAGGGTTGCTATTTGACGCAATTGTTTGCGATGAGGCTACCGCCATAAAAGGTTTTCGTTCTAAAAGAAGCAAAAAAGTAAAAGAACTCGCATCAAAAATTCCTGTTAAATATGCTTTAACTGGAACCCCGATTGAAAATGGGAAGCCAGAAGAGTTGTATAGCATTATGCAGTTTGTTGAGCCATCTATGTTAGGTCGTTTTGATTTATTTGATAAGACCTTCATTGTAAGAAATCATTTTGGCGGGGTACAGAGATACCGCAATCTTCCATTACTACATGAGAAGATTAAAGAAGCGTCAGTTAGGAAGGCTCAGTCAGACCCTGATGTTGCCCCCTATCTACCCGCCACTATTCATTTAAATCCCCTAAAGGTTCGCTTAAGCAAACCTGCTAGAACACTCTATGACAAGATAAAAGAAGACTTAACAAATGACTTACAAGAAGCACAGTCTTTGTTTGGAGTCGGGTTCTCTTTAGATGCAATTTATGGTCAAGGACAAGCCTTTGGTGGACCAGCAGATGCCATGCGTGGAGCAATCATGTCTAAAATTACTGCTCTACGAATGGTGTGTGATAGCCCCTCTTTACTCGTTGATAGTTCTACGAAATACAAACTAAATCAAGGTTTAGGTGGAAGTTCCTACGCTTCTTATCTTGATGATGAAGGTTATTTAGAAAACGTAGAATCAGGTGCTTCTAAACTAGATGCTGTCGTAAATTACGTGGCTGACCACTTAGACACAGATGAACTGTCAAAGGTGGTTATTTTTACTAGTTACATTGGGATGTTGTCGCTGCTTCAAGATGCTTTAGTTGAAAAGAAGATTAAAAGCCGTATCTATTCAGGACAACTAAATGCAAAAGAAAAAGAAGATTCAAAACTAGATTTCCAAAACTCAAAAGAAGTTAGGGTTTTAATCTCTAGCGACGCTGGTGGTTATGGTGTTGATTTGCCTCAAGCAAATTTACTGGTAAATTACGATTTACCTTGGTCAGCAGGAAAGGCTGTTCAACGTAACTCTCGAATAAGACGTGCGTCAAGTAAATGGCCCTCCGTTATTATTCAAGACTTCTTAGTGTTAAACTCGATTGAAGAACGCCAGTTTGAAATGCTAAATCAAAAAAATTTAGTAGCAGATGCTGTCGTTGATGGGACAGGCATCAACACTAAGGGAGGCGTTGACTTAACAGTCGGCAGTCTTTTAAACTTTTTATTAAACGCAACTATTTAAGGAGAACAGCATGGCAAAAGCAATAGATGAGCCAAGAGACTTTCTTGGAGACGACAGCCTTGAAGGACAAGTAAAAGAGTATGCCTATCTAAAAGGTATCGTTGATGACGCTGAAAAACGCCAAAAAACTCTGAAGGAAAAACTATTTGCGTATATTGAAGAGAATGGTTTTGAGGACGGTAAAGGTCATTGGTGGTATGAATTTACTGAGCCTATCGAAGGAGTGAACTCTGTTCAGAAAGAGAAAAGAGTCTCTCGTACAAAGATTGACGACTTAGTTGCTGATGACATTATTGAAAAAAAGAATTTAGCAGACAGACTTTACAAAACTGTGCGTGTTGTTGACCAAGATGCTCTATGGGCAGCCTTGTATGAAGGAATATTGACTGAGGAAGAGGTAGATGCAATTTTCCCTCCTAAAGTTGTTTGGGCACTAAAGTTAAGTAAGAAGTAATCATGGCTGGATTGCGTAGCGATGATGAGATTGAAAAAGCCTTTGCAGACTTGCAATACAAGCCTGGCTCTAAACAAAAACGACGGGCTATAAATCCAGAAGTTTCTAAAAAACGAAAGGCTAAAGAAGAATCTCCTTGGGATTCTTTAGCAATAAAGAAACAACTGAATGGAAAAGAAACAGAAGTTTTCACGATTGGTGCTATGGCTCAAGCATTAGAAAAGAGCATCATTAGCATTAGGTCGTGGGAAAAACGAGGGTATCTACCGAGAGCACCTTATCGTTTGCGTTCTAAAACTCTAAACGGGGTAAAAGTTGCAGGCAATAGGGTCTACACAAGAAGGCTGATAGAAATAACTATCGAAGAGTTCTCCAAAAGAGGGCTTTTAGGCGTTTCTCGTGTAGAATGGTCTCAGCACCATGATTTAACTATTGCGATAACTTCGCGGTGGAAAGAGCATGTTGCTAACGAGAGTCAGTAGACCTCACATCCAACCGAGAGCGTAAGCCTCATAACCGAAAGAAGAACATGTCAATAACCAATCCAACAGTAAATGCTGCATCGTATTTAGATGTAGATAACGAAGATGCAACACCAAAAGT